AAGCAAGACCTTGAGAAGGCCAAACATTATCTTGAGTTCTTAATAGAAAATTATGATAAAGTTGGTGACAAGTACTACAAGGTGTGATATAATATATGACCCTAACATTAGAAGAGATCAAGGAAAGACTTAAGAGATGGGATGAGATAACATTAGTTGAAGAACTAGCGTTAAGGTCTGAGGATATAGTAGAAAGATTTGATGATATAATAGAAGACCAAGCAGACAGATTACAAAACTTAGTTAACTGGGAAGAATAAAATATATGGATTACTATCAACAGTTTATTGCAAAGAGTCGTTACAGCAGGTTTCTACCTGAGAAGAATCGCCGTGAACACTGGGAAGAATCAGTGGACCGTTACTTTACCTTTATGTTTAATCACTTGGAAGAGAAGTACAAGTTCTCTCCTGATGCTGAGTTACGCACAGAGCTTACCAGTGCTGTCAAGAACCTAGATGTTATGCCTTCTATGAGGGCTATCATGACAGCAGGTAAAGCTCTGGACCGTGACAACACTGCTGGCTACAACTGTAGCTACCTACCTATCGATGACCCTAAAGCCTTTGATGAGGCTATGTACATCCTACTCTGTGGTACTGGTGTAGGCTTTTCTGTGGAGCATAAGTATGTTGATCAGTTACCTGAAGTCCCGGACCAGTTGTTTGATAGTCAGACTACTATTGTGGTTGCGGACAGTAAAGAAGGATGGGCAAAGGCTCTTCGCCAACTCATCGCTCTTCTATACTCTGGGGAAGTGGCAAGGTATGACCTATCCAAAATTAGACCTTCAGGAGCTAGACTTAAAACCTTCGGAGGAAGGGCTTCTGGACCCGGACCTTTGGACGAGCTTTTTAAGTTTACTACCAACAAATTTAGAGGAGCTGCTGGTCGCAAACTCACATCAATCGAATGTCATGATCTTCTCTGCAAGATCGGGGAAGTTGTTGTTGTGGGTGGAGTTAGAAGAAGCGCAATGATTTCTTTGTCGGACCTCGAAGATGACCGTATGCGTTCCTGTAAGTCTGGTAGCTGGTGGGAACATAACAGTCAGAGAGCATTGGCTAATAACTCAGCAGCCTACACCTCGAAGCCTGACATTGGACAGTTCCTTGCAGAGTGGACTAGCCTGTACAACAGCCACTCAGGTGAGCGTGGTATCTTCTCACGAGAGGCAAGCAAGACTCAGGCTGAGAAGAACGGACGCAGAGATGCTAGCTATGACTTTGGTACGAACCCGTGCTCAGAGATTATCCTGCGCCCTTATCAGTTCTGTAACCTGACTGAGGTAGTAGTACGTGCAGAGGATACTGTAGCTGACATAGCCAAGAAGGTTAGAGTTGCTACAATCTTAGGCACGTTCCAAAGTACTCTGACTCACTTCCCATACCTGCGTAAGGTGTGGCAAAAGAACACTGAGGATGAGCGTTTACTTGGTGTGTCATTAACTGGTATCTTAGATAATCCTTGGATGGGGAGGGTATGTGAAAGCACTACGCAGTCTCTTGAATACTTACGGGAGGTCTCAGTTAATACCAACAATGAGTTTGCAACTCGCTTGGGAATCCCTGTGTCTGCTGCGATTACTTGTGTCAAACCTAGCGGCACTGTTTCTCAACTTGTTAATTCTGCCTCTGGTATTCATACTCGACATAGTAACTATTATATTCGCCGTGTTCGTGGTGACAAGAAAGATCCGCTGACTAAGTTCCTGACAGACTCTGGTATTCCTACAGAGGACTGTGTCATGAGACCTGATAGCACTGCTGTGTTTTCTTTCCCAGTGAAAGCACCAGAGTCTTCTCGTACTCGTGATGATCTGACAGCTATGCAGCACCTTGATCTGTGGCTGATGTACCAGCGTCACTGGTGTGAGCACAAGCCTTCAGTGACTATCTCTGTCAAGGAAGATGAGTGGATGGATGTTGGTGCTTGGGTGTGGAGGAACTTCGATGAGCTTAGTGGTATCTCATTCCTACCTTGGGATGGAGGTTCTTATCGACAAGCACCTTACGAGGAGTGTACTAAAGAGCAGTACGAAGAGCTTCTATCTAAGATGCCTACAGATATCTTGTGGGATAACCTCAAGGAAGAAGATGATAATGTCGAAGGCGCACAGACATTAGCGTGTGTCGCAGGTCACTGTGAGATTTGATATGAATATAGACCTATGTATTATATCTGGACTGATGTTTGGTTTTGAGTATGTCGAAGTTGTAGATGATGAAGAACGATATATTGTAGTAGACTTTGCGTTCCTACGGATTCTTATCAACTTTTAAATAGAGTGTGCTTTCATCCTTCCTGCGCTTAACAAGGCCGGGAAGGACTTTTCCCCCAGCTTTCGTCCACTGCATGAAAGCTTCTGCAGCCCCTTCAAACTCACCCCTGTTATGCTTCTGTCTTATTGTGCTACGCTGGAGGTTACCCAGTCCCACATTAAAAGCAAAGCTGACGAGTGCATCAAACCTAGACTGAGTAAGATTAGTAGGACACAGTCGTAGTACACCTCTCTCAAACGTGAGGAGATCCTTAGCAAGTATGTCATCAACCTCTGCCATAGACAGAGTTCTATCCCACCCACTGGGTATTGCGAGGTTTTTACGCTCCTCAAATGGAACCCTGATATGATTGGGGTCTATGACATGACCTACCCCCGTGGTCCACAGCAAAGCTGGACACCTGTAACTGCGTGTTCTTACGCCCTCGTGGTGCTTTATCATCTCGATGCATTCTTTGGATACTTTCATTTCTTATTGAAAGACTGTGACCCAAACCAGAAGGCTATGATAGACGAGAAGATTATGGCTGAGTCCTCATCCCAGAGCAGGTTCAGCGCCTCATCAAATGGGACGTTCTGCTTCCAAGCGTAGAAGAATCCAAACACATTTACCATTACCAGCATTAGGAACATACCGTAGGTAATGACTGGTCTGACGCTAGCTCTAAGGTTTATGACCCACTTACTGGCTCCCTGCCCTATGGCTATATCGTGGGCATAAAGGGCTTCCTTCTCCTGAACTGCAGTCTGCATTGCAATTTGGTCAGTCCTAATCTCCTCCACCCTAGCCTGAGCTAGGAACCCCTTCTCTGCCATCTCCAATTCCCTAGCCATCTGCAATTTAGCCAGCTCTAATTCGTGTTTTTTATCAGACTTATCTTGGAAAAAGTCTAGGAACTTAGGGAGACCACCAGCCAAGAAGGAGACAAGGGTAGAAAATAGGGTAATCATAGACGGTCCTTAAGGTTTATAGCCAAGCACATAGAAAAAACTAACCAATATAAAAGCCGTTAGGAAGCAGTACCACTTGAGCATCGCTAGCTTGTGGAGATCCCTACCGTACTCGTCAGTCAGATCCCTGGTGTCTTTCAAGATTCTGCCCTTGATTACCATGATCTCCTCCCAAGCTGCTGGTCCATGCTTAGAGATGATATCTTGTTTGAGTTCTTCTTCTATCTTTTTAATCTCGTAGACTCCCCGCCATTCTTCTACTGCTGAGAAGACAGATGTATCTGATGGTCTTTGCTTTTGTTTACGCCTGAATGAAGCTCTGGCCTGAAGGTCAGCTTTGCCTAGGTCTTGTATGTCCTTAGTAACTGATTCTAGTTCTTTCCCTACCGCCAGTGCTTCACGAATACCAGCTACTGCTGCCTTAGCAGCCCCGGTAACTTCGCTCATGTTAGTCCTCCAAGTCTTCTTCGGTTGCCCTTACTCCTCGTTTCTTCAAGACTTGTCTGCGGAACTCAGTAGCGAACTCAGGATCTGAAGACATCTTTTCACCAAACATAATGTTAGTAGCGGCTAGTCTACCACGCTCTGCTACTCGTTTCATGATAAATCTTTTTTGTTCTTTGGTATAGTTATTAAACTCAGGACTTTCAACTATTGGTGTTAGTAGTTCATTAATCATTTGACCTGATAACTTTGAGTAACGCTCATATGTTGTAGCATCTAGCTCTACACCACGAATTTTCTTCTCTGGTCTAGTGTATGTAAAGCCCACATCATCAATGGCTTTCTGTAATAGGG